TTTACCTTTATTTGAAATATTTAAAATTTCATGAAATTCATCCATTAGGTCTCTTTCATTTGGCATCCACTTATCCATATTCCAATGTGCATCTTCTAAACCACCTTCTTTTAGAATCTTGATCTCTTCTCTTATCATTTCTCTAAGTTTTGATTTAGTAAGTTTCATTTTAATCTGACTCATTATCACCGACCCAATTCTTGTCGACATAATTGAAAAAGTCTTTTTTCCTATCACCTTCGAGTTGATCTGGTTCAGTTACACCATATTTCTCTAATGCTGATTTAAAAAATTTTTGATATTCTTCTTTATCGCCTTTTACAGGTTCATGTTCGCCATTTTCATGTGCTTCAGTTATATCATAATATCTATTTAATATGGTACCCATATCTTCATACAGTGCTGTCAATCTCTGATTCAGTGCGTTATATTCAGTAGCACCCTTTTTAAATTCTTTTACCATTCCGTTAAGAGATTTCATATTTCTACTAATTGACACTTTATCGAACCAATCGTCTGTTTCAGACAATACATGGTTCTGTGCATCTTCAGCAATCTTTATAAGTCCCTTCGCCATTTCGGAAATGTTATGGCTGTAAAGCTGTTTCCCCAAGCTTCCATAAGCAGCAACTGATTCGATCACCTCATGTTTGTTTATTTTTGGAGCATCATTCTCAAATGCTATTTCTTCTAATAGTTTTTTTAATTTAGCCATTTTTTATCTCCCTAGCTTTCCTTTTGGCGTATATTTTCTAAATTTATCTCTTATTTTCAACCATAAATTACCAATAAAATCTGTTTCATATCCATGTGCCTTTGATGGTTTATTGCGTTTTATAGCAACCTGTAAATCAAGTGGCTGATATTCTCCAGTTTTAACACTTGTTATCATAGAATGTATGATTTTCTGTGAAGCTTTTCCAAGAGTATCAGCATATTGATTCAATGCTTTCTCTGCATTCTTACCAGCTTCTGAATCACTATAGGTCATCTCATCTAATTTTTTCTTCCCTGTTACTAGACCTGATAGCTTTATCATCTCTATTCTCCTTGCATTATGTCATTTATTATAGATTCGACCTTACAATATTTTCCACAAGTTCTAGCTTTATTATTTTCAACACCCTCGTTCATAGGTCTCATAAATGCTCCATGTGTCGATGGATTTGAAACAAAATCAAATGCAATTAATTCAAAATCAGGCTGTACCTCAACTGTGTCCTCGCCAATCTGATTATCTTCTTTTACAGATCCTAAACCTCTTGACGATATTCCTAATTTAATTCCAGCTTTAAATAATTCTTTTAATATATTTCCTGCTGGCGTACTAAGCACCTCTACAGTTCCAGTCAAATCATTTCCTGTCCAATCCATATCCAAAACATTATGCGATACATTATTAAGATTTACAACAGAACTATCTGGGTGATCGAGTTCTCCCAATGCTCTACGTTCTTTTATCTGGGTATTTGAATATTTCTTAGCTTCTCGCATTAATGTCTCTTTTGGATATACTCTTCCATTTTGGTTTTTAGCATTTGCTCTTTGAAGAACTCCAGAAACAATTAAGCGGCCATTATTCTTCGAAATAGACTCATTTATCGCTTGCGGTGATACATTAAATGGAATATAGTCGACCAATAACTGTTTATTCATTATGAGCCTCCTTCATACACAAACGATACATGACCTGTTGTCCCTGCACCACCCTTCCAAGCAATCGGATTAATATCAATTCTTACAGGGCCGTCTGCTGCAACTATTCCATAATCAATATATGTACCACCTGATTCATATAAAAATTCATATTTAGTGCCATGCTCTACATTTATCATTACATAACTGGCCCTTTCAACTTCTGCTTCTGCTGCCGGAGCAATTGCCTTACCTGTTAATACTGTTACAGGGCGGTAGCCTTTTGGCCCTTGTTTTTCGTTTGCATTACCAACGCTTCCCGGTGTTATACTTGATAATTTTTCATATGACATGATTTGTTCTCCCTACGTCCAAGCTGTTCTTTTTATCCAAATATCTCTTATGATATCTGCAACAACTTTTCTAATTAAAATTTTTATTGAATCAATATCTTTTTTATCTAAAGCTTCTTGCATCTTTTTTTTCTTTTTCTTTCTGTATCCCTTGCCGGTATCACTAAAAGCAAATGGTGTACTATATCCATCAACATTACCAGTTGTTGTTATTTCTTCAAGTTCTTTTTCATAAAGTTTTCTAATAAGCTCTTTAAGCTTTTTTCTATATTCTTCATCCATGTTTTTGTAATTCTTTTATTAACTCGTAATATCTCATTAATTGAACAACAGCTTTATCTTTTACAATTTTTTTATTTCCTATATTACAAAACTTATTAATAGAGTTTGCTGCCTCATTTAATTTAATTTTTGTAATCTTATCCTTAATATTTTTTTTATTATTTTTTAATTCCCTTTTAACATACTTTATTTCTTTTTGTATGTATTCTTTAAGAGAATTTGTATTAGAAATATTATTTATATATTCCTTTAATAAAGCTTTTTGCCTTACATCTAATTTAGAATATTTTTTATTAAATTTTTCTAACAATATCTTATATGAAAGTATTCTTAAATCTTCATCATTTTTATATTTTGAATTTGTATACTCTCTGTTATTAACAGTTGTTGTTATATATTCAACTAAATTAAAGTGTGTTTCTGTTTTTTCTTCAGGTTTAATTTTATCATTAAATTCAAAAAGCTTATATACTGAAGCGTATATTTTATAATTTTTTATTTTTGATGACATAAATCTATTTAAATTAAAATTTTCTTTTAAGTATTTTATTAAATTATATTTTTCTCTTTTAAGCTGAGCATTACTTAAGCTCTGTCTCTGTTTTAATACTTCATCAATTAAATAATCTGCCTTTTTATCTGAATTAAATTTTGTGTTTATAATTGTATTATAAAGTAATAATTCTTTACCGAGTTCAGTATTTTCATTAAATCTCTTTTTAATAATAGAAACTGCTTTACTATTATCTTCCTTACTTAAAACATCAGCCGTAATCTGTCTTACCAAAAATTCGAAAATCAAACCCGTATTTCGTATCTTTGAATGCTTTAATTTCTTAGTATTATTCATAGATATATCTCCAGAACATTCATGTTACAAATATGTATGTATTTATTCATTTATAAATATAATCTCTTTTATTTTTTATCATCTAATATTGATTCTTCATTCAATATTCCAATAGAATTAATGTTTTTTCCAAAGCTTTTCTTCAACTGATTCAATAATCCTTCCTTTTTGACAATTGTTGCGCCTTTTCCTGGATATAGTGGACTTCCTCCCTTAAATTGTCTCTTTCCATATTTTTCTCTTTCATATTTTGTAGCGTCTTTTATGTCATCTGAATCATATTCATTTCCATATTCTTTTTCTTCAGTTCCACTTCTCCTATCACCACCCCATTCGCCTTTTGCTTCTTCAACTTCACCCTGATTCGCATCTTGACCCGACTGTACAGGATCGTTACCTTCCATAGAAATCTGTTCCATACGATAAACTTGTTTCTGATCTTCTATTATACCTTTAAATAGTTTCTGCTTATCATCCTGATTAAAATCATAAATATTATCATATATCCATTCACGTGACATTAGTTTATTTTCCATAAGGGAATTGGCTATCTCTGTCTGCATAGTTAACAATTCAAGCTTTTCTTGTTCATGTATCATAGATGGATTAGTTAATTCAAGATCAAATTCTAATAAATCTGAATCTGTAAACCCCTGTGTATATAAGTGTACAATTGCTATTTTTGTTAATTCTGCACTAATAATCTTCTGTACTCTTTCAATCGTTCTAGCAAATCTAACATCTTCAGCAGCCAGCGTAGCCTTTGAACCAATACTTTCATCATATCCTAAAAAAGCCTTTGGAACTTTTAAAGCAGCCATCATTTTTTCTTTAAGATAGTTTACATCTTCAATATTACCTTCATTTGATAAACCTGGAAGTGTTTCTATTTCAGTTCCACTATCACCACCTCTAACTGGTAAGAAATAATCTTCAGTTACTGACTCAACATTATATCTTAAATTATAATCACCTGTATTTTGATCCATAACGGGAACTTTTTTCATTTTACTAATAATTCTTTCCATAAAATTATCAACTTCATTTGGAGGAATATTTCCAATATCTATTTTAAATACTCTTTTTTCAGGTGCACGCATGATTCTATGAATCATCATAGCATCTTCAACAAGCGTCAACTGTTTCCATGCACGTCTTGCTCCTTCTAATATTGATTTACCATATGGTAGATAATTCGAATCTGATAAAAATCTAAAATGTGCTACTTCATAATTTTCAAGCATTCTTTTTCCACCAGCCATAGTTTTAGGTCCAGGCATGTCAGCTGTTATTTCAAATTGTACAAGTTTGGGATCTGCTGGGTCATGATCTTCTAGTCTATTAACATCATAAGGTGACATTGGTTTTATATTTACAATACCATATTTATCAAGTATTTCTAATTCTAAGAAAAAATCTCCATATTTTGTTAAATTTCTTATCCATGACCACAAATTAAATTCTATATTCATAATGTCATAAAATAAATTGTGTAATATCTCATGAACTTTAGAATTATCAGTTTTTATATTTAATATTTCATCATTTACATTATCAACAGTACTTTCATCTGAATATATGTCTAATACTGATGATATAATTGGATCTGCATCCATCAATTCATAATCACGGAATAATTCAACTCGCATTGTTTCATATGCATTTCTTGAATTTTGCATTTGAGCATATCTACGTTGCGTATAACCTGAAGACATTAATCTATTATATCTATCGATAAAATTTGATAATAACGCTGTCTGACTAAAATCAACGTCCTTTACAACAAGTCTATTATTATCAGTTTTTCTAACAACAATATTGCTTCTAAATAGTCTTCCTAATTGTTTAAAAATATTATCTGCCATTTTTTACTCCTATAATAACCATGTTAAATCTTCCTTTTGTCCATTTATATCAATTTCATATGGATTTTTTGCAGGTTTGCCTACTCCTCCAAAATAAAATGAACTTTCTTCATAACCTTTGTTGATATTTATAAATGAATTTATTGTAGCTTTTTGTAAATCATTGCTTTCTGTTTTTAATCTTAATGCGGTATCTCTTATCCAAAGTGCAATTGAATATGCTATAACTAAATCATCATTATAGCCCTTCATTGCTTCAGGTTTATTATTATTATATATAAATACTAATAATTCTTCAATAAGTCTAATTGATTTTATATTAACAAGTTTTTCTCTTGTATATTCTTCCATTTTTGCAATTATTAATGGGCGTGTTTTCATTGTTGTTCCAAAACCTGCAACCATACTTTTATCTTGACTTCTATATCTATTACTAATAAGTTGATGTTCAACATCAATATATTTAAGATCTTTTGATTGATAAAATAAATTTTTATATCCTCTATCTATGATTATCTGAATTGTTGCCCAACCTACATTATTATTTTCAACAATCAAAAGTGCGTCATTATATTTAGTTGCCAATTCAATTAAAAAATTACCATAATCTGTAGTTGAAAGCTGACCTTTATATTCTGCAACTTGTTGTAAACTATTAACATCAAATACTTGAGTTGCTGAATAATCTGAACCATCTCCTCTTGCAACATCTGCTACAACAATATAATCTCTATTAGCTAATGGATATTCCCATAACCATAAATTTCTATCAATGCCTGTTTTCTCAACAGGTTCACATACATTATTTTCTTTATACCATTCTAATATTTTTGGATCAACAACTGATTGTCCTGATGATAGAAAATCTGTATCACATTCCTGTGCCGCCTGTGTTGGACCTAATTTTACATCTTGTTCATCTCTCCAGTTTTGATCTCTATCTGGATGTAATGACCAATGAAGCTTAATAAAATTAAAGTCACTGACTCCATCTATTGCCTCAACCCACATTCTGTGAAACCAATTTCCAACACCATTTGGTGTCGATAATACTATACAATCACCACCAGTAGCAAGTGTCTGTTGGGCAGCAGTCCATATATCATCTATTCTATCAATAAAAGCAGCTTCATCGAGAATCAAAAGAGAAAGTGCTTCAGATCTACCAGCTGATTCTGTTGCTGCGATTGCTTTTATTTGAGATCCATTTGAAAAGATAAGTGATA